GGCTGCCGCTCCGGCTTCCTCTAAAATGATGGAAGGGATAACCGGAGTTACTCCAACCGCAGCAGCAGGAGCCGTTCAAAGAGCGCCGGTTGTCAATCGCCAAGTCAAGCAGGATATTAAAGCACCGATCAAGATTGAAGTCCATGGCGAGCCGACCGAGAAGCAGAAGAAAGAAATTCACGATGGTGCCAAGGCTGCTTTCAATGATGTCTTTGCCGATATTCTCAAGAAACAAAACGAAGAGAATGAGGCTTCACCAGTCGCGGCAGGTGGATGATGAATTTCTCTGGCATTAAGGGTTTTTTCGAGAACAAGAAAACAATAGTTCAGTGGATTGATCCCATCACCAACAGGCAAGAGCAATTTGCTTTTGATTGTACCGTATCGGAAGGGCATTCTCATACTGCGGACATCACCGATTATCCGGTTGAGGATGGTTCCGTCTATTCTGACAATATGTATATCAATCCTAAGAAGCTCAGCCTGGAGACCATTATATCAGATGACCCCATAACGCTTGAGGGGGCCATGCTTGGAAATGCCGCGGCAGCTTTTGGTAACATACCCACCCCGGCTGGCGCATTGGCCGCTGGTGCGGTTGCTGGAATTGGTGGGGCATTACTCAACAAAGATACAAAGCAGCGCAGCCTCGACCATTTCAGGATACTCACCCAGCTCCAAGAGAACAAGGTCATGATTACTGTTGTTACCGGGCTGAGAGTCTATCCCAATATGATGATAGCCGGGATGGATTTTCCAAGAACAAAAGAAACCGGTCGCTCCCTCAAGACCACTATTTCCTTGACAGAGATAAAAATTGCTCAAACGGAAAAGGTAAAGATACCGCCAAAGAATACCAAGAAAAAAGGATCAGTGAAAAAGCGCAGCCAGGGCAATAAGCCAGGAACCGCTGCTACGGCAGCACAAGAGGCCAAGGGCAAGACAATTGCCAAGAGCATGTTTGACTTCTTTAAAGGTTAATTATGATAGAGATACCGACCACAAGCGAATTACCGTCATACGATTTCCAGACTACGCTTGATGGGCTGGTATATAACATCACCATCAATTATAATGAGCGCCGCGACCGCTGGCAGATGAGCATTGCCGATAGTCAGAACGATCCTATTATTTCTGGTATCCCGTTACTGCTCAATGTTAGTCTTCTCGGGCAGTATGTTGACTCAAGATTACCTCCGGGTGTTCTATTCGTTATGGCTCCAAATGAAGATAATAACGAGGCCGGTATAAACGATCTGGGCACCCGGATTAAATTATTTTATCAGGACTTGGCGAGTATACAGGCGACATGAGTGAATATTTATTCAACAGAAAAGTTCATCTTGCCATTGGGCCATACGGTGGCGAGGGCATTTTAATCACAGAGAATTACGTCCAGTTTGACATTGACGAAACCAGCGACAGTACCATCAATAAGGGCACCATCAAGGTCTATAATCTGAACGAGGATAGTCGCACCCTGCTTGAGAATAATAAGACTGGCAAAGAGCTATTCTGTAAACTACAGGTCGGCTATGCAACCATGGCCGAAATGACTGAACTATTCAGCGGCACAGTTACCCGCACCCGCTCGACCAAAGAGGGCAAGGATTATATCAGCGTGATCGAGCTTGGTGATGGCGTGAAGGAACAGAAGAACGCCAAGATTGATAAGTCTTATAAAGGCTCAACGGCGAACACCAATATTCTAACCGATGTGGTGAAATCGTTTGGGTTGAGTCTGGGCAAGTCTGACCTGGCACCGGAAACCTTTCAAAGCGGTATGGCCCTGTCTGGTTCCTCAAAGAACATCATGGACAAGCTGGTTAAAAAGCAGGGCATGGAATGGCATATCCGCGCCGGCCAGATTCACATTTTGAAACCCAGAGGATCCAATGGTGAGGAAGCAATTGTCCTTTCTCTTGATAGCGGCATGATCGGGGCGCCCATAAAGAAGGACGATGGCATTGAAGTCAAGGCACTGATCCAGCCGAACCTGCATCCTGGGCGTGCTGTAAAGATTGAGGCCGAGCTTATCAAGGGGCTATATCGAATCAGGACAGCGAAGTTCTCCGGCGATAATAAGAACGGGCCATGGGAAGTTATGCTGACCTGTGTTGAGGTTAAGTGATGGTTGACGACGAAAGCTTTAAACCACCAGAAGTACCAAGTCTGAACTTCGTCCTGCGTCAGACTATTAATTCTGTTCTTAATGATGTCCATACCGCTATGCCCGGGAAGGTTGTAGAGTATAATCGTGCCAAGCGCCAAGCAGATATTCAGCCGCTTCTCAAGAGGAAATACAAGGATGGGTCAGAGGTTGCTATGCCGGTTATCCCGAATGTTCCGGTATGGATGCCATCATGCAATGGTTTTAAAACCTCTATCGACCTGCCCATTAAGGTTGATGATGTTGGCGTGATCCTATATTCTGAGCGGTCGCTTGATCTCTGGCTTGTCCAGGGTGGTATGGTTTATCCGAATGATGAACGTAAGTTTGATCTCAGTGATGCAATTTTCTTTCCGGGCTTGGCAAATTTCAGCCAGTCACTTAACCCACCAAGCAACAAGGACGATCTTAGAATTATAAATGACAAGCTCGTTATTGATATTCAGGCCAGTGGCAAGATGAAAATAAATAATGGCACATTTGATTTTAAAACTGTTTTTGATTTTTTCCTGGACAACCTGATAGCGGCCGAGACAATGACCGTTACTGGTCCATGCCCATTTACAGATGCAACAAAGGTGAAGCTCCAGGCGGATAAAGTAAAACTTGATACATTTCTATCTTGAGGTTAATATAGCATTATGCCAATGAGCGGAAGCGTACTAGGACCAATTATTGCCGCACATTTTACCAGCAAGCCTGGCATGACGGCGGCCGAGAAACAACAGATCGTTGCTGACTGGACTCTGATTGCTACTGATTTCATAACTCATATTCAAACCATGGGTGTCGTAACAGTTAACAACGTAGTTCCTGGAGCGTGCAATTTAACTGGCCCGGGCAGTCACCCGCCAGTGGTTTCAACGGGGGTAATCGTTTGAGTGATATTGCCCTAAACTCTGATCGGGACTTGGATATTCAGAATGGCAATCTGATATTGCTGACCGCAAGAGAGGCTATCCGTCAGCATCTATCTCAGCGGCTCAAGTTCTGGTATGGTGAGTGGTTTCTTGATGACCGGCTTGGAATGATAGACGAGACAAACATATTGACACGCGGTGCCGATCCGGCCATAGTTGATGCGAGAATAAAAAGCACAATTCTCCAGACGCCCGGGATCGTTAGCATACAGGATTTTTCAATGGACCTGGACAACGCCACAAGAAAGCTGAGCGTTTCATTTGTTGCTCGGTCGATTGATGGCGATATAGATTTCTCTAATTTGCCGTTGGAGTGATTAAATGACTTATGGCTTGACCGATACCGGCTTCACAATAAAACGCCTATCTGACATCAAAGAAGAAATGGAACAGGCGCTCCGTACTGGCCTGGGAAACAACATTAATCTGTTGTCCGAATCAGTATTGGGCCAGATTGTTGGTATTGCTTCTGAGCGAGAGGCTTCTGTTTGGGAACTTAATGAAGATATTTATTATTCGCAATATCCCGACAGTGCCTCCGGGGTGTCCCTTGATCGGGTCTGTGCCCTGAGTGCCATTATCAGATTACAGGCAAGAAAGTCATTGATATATGGGCAGTATTTATTTGGAACCGTTGGAACGGTGGTTCCGGCCGGGAGTCAGATTGCCGTATTAAATAGCGCGGCGTCAATCTTTGAGACCTTGGCAGCCGTTACGCTAGTTGCCGGAGCCGATGCCGTTCAGTCTTTGATTTATTCCAACCCCCCGACCGCAGGAACTTATAAACTTCAATATGGCAACAATGAAACTGTTTTTATTAACTGGAATGATAATGCGGTCACGATCCAGGCCAAGCTCAATGCCGTACTTTATCTGGAAGAGATAACGGTATCTGGGGCGGGTCCGTTCTCAATTACCTTTGCAGGAACCGCAGGGAAGCAACCGCAGCAATTATTGGTTGTTGCCAGCAATACCCTGACTTATGGCGGCGGTGCCGTAACGATAGCCATTGCCGAAACTACTGTCGGGGTGAGCCAGGGAACCGCTTCACTGTCTTGTCTTGTTACTGGCCCGGTGGTTGCCAATGCAAGATCACTATCGGTTATCAATACGCCGGTTTCGGGACTGACCAGGACATTCAATCCAGCTGATGCAGTGACCGGCCGCAATATTGAAAGTGACCCGGAGCTCAGAATCAGGCGCCAGCAGATTATTCAATTGAGTGAGA